GTGAAATTGCAGAAAAGTAAACAACTTGCCGAATTAGACATCTCTATCCTATTGATGCGTTATCATAATGACGTGTGCAATCTTACAAAGGATAAGAATTATCAAGAAGAACTAGACTTTATCGTTCAGTATGAACCACGCAATAAATTTATAAGTAAGTTAGCAGTAGATCAAAAAGGGAATACTTTGGTTATGTTTCAGTTTGTTGAGAAACACGGCAAAGTGTTATATGAAATGATTCGCGAGTTGTCCACAGAAGGTCGTAAGATATTCTATGTCTCTGGAGAGGTGGATGCCAGTGATCGTGAACAAATACGAGGAATTGTAGAAACTCAGAATGACTCTATTATTGTTGCTTCTCTTGGGACTTTTAGCACTGGTATCAACATCCGTAACTTGCATAACATTATATTTGCAACGCCCAGCAAATCTCAAGTTAAAGTCTTACAATCAATTGGTAGGGGTTTGCGTCAGTCTGACGATGGTAGGACTACTAGACTTTATGATATTGCTGACGATCTTCATGTGGGAAGTCATAAGAATTTTACACTGAAACATAGCGCTGAAAGAATAAAGATATATACTAAGGAAGGGTTTAGTTACAAGATATATCCCATAGATTTAAAACCATTGAAAGGAATTGATAATGAAGATACCACAAGAAACACATTCTCTTAGACAGTTGAAACTAGTTACCGGTGAAGAGATGTTGTGCCAGATACTCGACGAAGAAGAGTCGACTATCACTCTGCATAACGCACTAACCTTAGCTGAACATGTTAGACCTGATGGTTCTGTGTATTTCACCTTCAGAAATTTTATGGTGTATCAAGACAATCCCATGAATGTGATGTTATTGATGAGTGATAAGATAGTATCTGTTGCCATTCCTAGTCCAGATATGATTGCTCAATATGCTTCGGCTATTCAGTTAATGCAGAAACAGATATCCGATTGGGAAGATAAAAAATATTCAACAGATCTGGAATCGGCTGTTGATGATATGCTACGTGATGTGGATGATAGATTCCTTATGGACTCGGACACTAAAGGACATACCATCCAATAAAATTTTTATATTCACCCCTGCGGCGACAAGCTAGATTATACACTACAAATGACCTTTTGTCAAGGACTATTTTATGAAAGTTGGTTTTACTGCTTCAACCTTTGATTTGTTACACGCTGGGCATATCTCTATGTTGCGTGAGGCAAAGACTCAATGCGATTATCTCATATGCGCTCTACAGGTAGATCCCTCTACTGATCGAAGCGACAAGAACTCCCCCGTACAGACATTAGTGGAAAGATGGACACAACTTTCTGCCGTCAAGTACGTCGACGAAATCATTCCTTATCAGTCAGAGACAGACCTAGAAGACATTCTCAAGATGGTTGACATTGATGTGAGAATCATTGGCAGCGAATATAAGGATAAGACCTTTACCGGACGTGCAACTTGCGCAGCCCGAGGTATAGAGATTTATTTCAATCGTAGAGACCATAGGTTCTCGACTAGTGGACTCCGTAAACGAGTTGCGATGCAAGACCCTTTGATGGCTATAAAGGAAAACTTTATAAAACAAAAAGCGATTGATTGGTTAGACAAAAACTAATCCTTGACGCCCGACCCTAAATGATGTATAATACGCACTAATGTATAGGAATACCAATGAAACCTAAGATAAAAGAAAAGCCGCACTACGTTAATAATCGAGAATTCTCGGAAGCTGTAGTAGAGTACTGTGTCACGGTACTAGAGGCTAAAAGTAAAGGACTCCCGATCCCGATAGTCCCTAATTATATTGCCGAATGTTTCTTACGAATTTCCGAAGGACTTTCTCATAAAGCAAACTTTGTTCGTTACACGTATCGAGAAGAGATGGTAATGGATGCGGTCGAGAACTGTCTTAAAGCAATTGAAAACTATGATATCGAAGCGGCTACACGGTCAGGGAAACCTAACGCGTTCGCCTATTTCACTCAGATATCGTGGTATGCATTCCTACGTCGCATCCAGAAGGAGAAGAAACAACAAGATATTAAGTTGAAGTTCATCTCTGAAGCTGGTATAGAACATTTCATCGACACTAATAGTTCTGATGACTATGATACCAGTCCCTCTAGTACAATGGAATCTTTGCGAATTCGCATGGATCATGTCAAGTCATCTGACATGCAATTCAAAGAGTATGTTAAGGAAGAGAAAAAACTACGCAGACGCCGTGCTGTGAATGTCGATTCCGACCTATCAGATTATCTCGAATAAGTTCTTGACACCCGTCCATAAATTTGTTATAATGTCCGGTATGTAGTGCATCTGTACTATGTATTGGACATTACACTGTCCAATTGTATCATATACTATACAATGTATATTTAATGAAACAAAACTGAGAGTTTTCTAATGAGAAAGTCCGACACACCTTTTTATCAATTTATTAACTATCCGTATGAATCTGACCTCCATTACCGTCACGTCAAGAATAAGGTGACCTTTGATATCATGGAACAAGATTTGTCTCGAACGGAGATGTTAGAGCAGTTCGAGTTATTCCTGAAAGCTTGTGGGTACTTCTTCCATCCCAATGAAAGCATTGAAATCGTTGAGAACGAGGAATAATCAATGCGCATTGCTATACTAAATGATACTCATTGTGGATTGCGCAATTCATCGGATATCTTCATGGAATATCAGGAAAGGTTTTATACTGATGTATTCTTTCCGTACCTGATAGAGAATAAAATTACTCAGATACTGCATCTGGGCGACTACTATGATAACCGAAAGACTATCAATTTAAAAGCTCTGAATCATAATCGACGGGTATTCCTTGACAGATTGCGTGAACTTGGTATCACTATGGATATCATTCCTGGCAATCATGATACATATTTCAAAAACACCAATCATCTCAATTCGTTAAAAGAGTTGATGGGTCACTATATGAATGAAGTGAACATCGTCGAAGAACCGACTGACATGAAATATGGCAAGTCGACTATCGCTCTCGTTCCTTGGATCAACCCCGAGAATGAGAAAGGGATTATCGAGTTCCTCGGGAGTACCAAGTCTCGTATCTGCGCCGGTCACTTTGAGTTGGCTGGGTTTGAGATGGACAAGGGTCTTATGTGTAAGGAAGGTATGAACCCTGCTCCGTTAGAACGTTTCGATTTAGTGATGTCGGGTCACTTCCATACAAAATCCCACAATCGTCATATTCATTATCTAGGCGCTCAGATGGAGTTCTTTTGGAATGATGCGCATGACCCGAAGTACTTCCACATATTCGATACGGTTACTAATGAACTGACTCCCGTACAGAATCCCTTGACGATCTACCATAAAATATATTATAATGAAGATACGATAAACCACTTCGAAGACCTGTCTTATTTAGAAAACAAGTTCGTGAAAGTGATCGTCAGCAATCGATCTGATATGGTAAAGTTCGAGAGATTCATTGACCGCATCAACAACCAGAAGATTCATGAACTGAAGATTGCCGAGGATTTTCGTGAGTTTCGCGGAGAGAACGTCAATGATTCCGATTTAACAATTGACGACACCGAGACTTTAATATACAATTACATTCAAGAAGTGGATACTGACTTAGATAAAGATCGCATCAAACAGTTAGTATCCGAATTGATGGTTGAAGCTCAATCTGTGGAGATTGCTTAGTGGCCACTTTATTGGAATTGTTTGATGAGTATGAGTGTGACAAGGGTAGTTTGAAACATCGGTATGATAGAATATATCAACCGCAGTTTATTGCTATCAAAGATGAACCTTTGAATATATTAGAGATTGGTGTATTCAAAGGCGCTTCCGTCTCAGTTTGGTTAAAATACTTTCCGAATGCCACCATATATTGTATCGACATCTTCGATAGAGTTGCTGCCGAAGATATAGAGGTGTTACGTGATGAACGTGTCAACTGGATCAATCATGATACGACCGCATCTTCACTTGCCGGGGCTATTCGAACGGCCTGGGCGGACATAAAGTTCGATATTATTGTCGACGATGGTGCACATTGGCACCCCGCTATAAAAGATACCTTCGTCAACTGTTTTCCGTTCTTGAGTGAGTCGGGCAGTTATTATATTGAAGATGTCTACAATATGGATTTGCCTCATGTCGCGGAACGTATGCAGACAGATTCTTGGTTAAAGAAACAATCACACAGATTTAGTGTTGCCTTGTGGAATGAAATGATGTATAATATAACCCAACACACGGTCGAACACTTCGATCTGACGTTAAGTGATCCATACGATATTATTTACGATTCCTACATTATAAAAGTGACCCAATGATAAAATTTTCTAAACTCAAGTGGCGTAATTTCCTTTCTACTGGAAACTACTTCAATGAAATAGATTTTCTGGCAGCTCCCACCAATCTGGTTGTTGGTCAGAATGGTGCGGGTAAGTCCACTATGCTTGACGCACTGTCTTTTGCATTGTTCGGCAAACCCCATCGAAAGATTACTAAAGCGCAGTTGGTTAATACCATCAATAATAAGGACTGTATTGTTGAAGTATATTTTACTGTGAATGGTATGAATTATCGTATCGTCCGTGGTATCAAGCCAGCTCGGTTTGAAATCTGGAAGGGTGATGTGATGATTAATCAGAATTCCCACTCCAAAGAGTATCAGGAAATTCTGGAAAAGAATCTTCTGCAAATGTCCCATAAGTCTTTTCACCAGATTGTGGTACTCGGATCATCTTCGTTTGTTCCTTTCATGCAACTCAACTCGACCAGTCGTCGAGATGTTATCGAAGATCTGTTGGATATCAATATCTTCTCTAAGATGAATATTATTCTGAAGGAAAAGGTATCTCACCTCAAAACTGAGATTGAGACCAATTCTCACCAGATAGAAGTTGTCAAAACAAAGATTGCATCTCAGAAGAAATATATCCGTGATCTGACGGCCATCAATACTGCACATCGTAAGGAGAAGGAATCTCAAATTACTGAGTTGCAGGAAGAGATACGAACTATCAACGACACTAACATCGAATTGTCACATAATGTTAATGTGTTGTTGCCTGTCGTAACTTCACAACTTAATACTCTACGTGCGAACAGACAGGAGTTGGATAAGTACTACGCTCAGTTTAACGTCCAAGTCAAATCTGTTGTGAAGGACGCTAAGTTCTTTGATGAAAATGAACACTGCCCGACATGCGATCAAGATATCGCCGAAGACTTGCGTATGTCCAAACTGGCGGCCGCGACAACTAAAGCTAAGACGTTGAAGTCTGCTATGGACAAGGCGCAAGAGAAACTTGATGAGTATAGGAATGAGATTGAAACACTAGAAGTACAAATGCAGTCGGGACTTGACAGTCAGAACCAACTGCATAACAATCAACAAACTATCCAGCGGCTCAATCGCAATGTGGATCGTCTCCGTATGGATATGGATGATATGGCAGATAGTGATGGTGATATGGGACAGGCCAATAGAGATCTGGAATCACTTGACATGGAGGTTCACGAGTTAACTGATACTAAGTACCGGTTGAGTGAGAAGTCTTCTTACAATAGAATTGCGGGGGAACTGTTGCGCGATTCTGGCATTAAGACTAAGATCATTAAACAGTATGTTCCTGTTATAAATGAACTCACTAATAAGTATTTACAAATTCTTGATTTCTTTGTTCACTTCGAACTAGATGAAAGTTTTAACGAGACTATTCGGTCACGTTATCGTGATGCGTTCTCTTACGACTCATTCTCTGAGGGTGAGAAACAACGCATCGATTTATCTCTGTTGTTCACTTGGCGTCAGATTGCTAAGATGAAGAACTCGGTATCGACTAACTTGTTGATACTGGATGAGACGTTTGATTCGTCACTTGACGGCGAGGGCGTAGATAACCTAATGAAGATTATCGAAACTCTTAAAGAGGACACTAACGTGTTCGTTATATCACACAAGGCTGAACTTGAGGATGCCCACTTCGAAAGAAAGTTGACATTCTATAAGGATAAAAATTTCAGCAAATTAAAAGAAATTACTTGACACAAACCATCATTTATTATATAATGACTACTAACTTGAACGAGGACAACCCCAATGGAATTATCTACTAGAACGCTTGAAATCTTGCGCAACTTTGCAAGTATTAACCCTAACATCGTAGTATCGCAAGGCAATAAATTGACCACCATGTCAATCCAAAAGAATTTAGTTGCTAAGGCAATTATCGAAGAGACGTTTCCGACTACCTTCGGTATCTATGACTTATCAGAGTTTTTGTCTGTTATCAATCTCGTAGATAACCCTACAATCGATTTCGGTAAGAACAACGTATCTGTTCGTGATGGAAGTGGACTATCTTCTGTCAAGTACTTTTACTCTGACCCCGAGATGTTATCTTCGCCTAAGAAGGATATTGTAATGCCTTCTAGCGATGTACAGTTCTTACTTACCAATGAAACTTTGAGTAAGATCAAACGTGCGGCATCTGCTCTTCGACATGATGAGATTAGTATCCGTCCTTCCAATGGCGCAATTGAGATTGCTGTCGTGGATAGTTCGAATTCTACATCTAATTCATTCTCGATTACTGTAGAGGGCACTTACCCTGAAGGTTCTGACTTCAACTTTGTGTTGGGTGTCAACAATCTTAAATTAATAGGTGAAGATTATGAAGTTTCGGTAAGTAACAAACTTATCTCTAACCTAAAATCTACACAATCACAAACCGAATATTTTATCGCATTAGAAAAAACATCACGAGGAGCATAATATGAGTCCAGAACAAGCCAAATTAAATGACCTAGCAAACCGAGTATCACGTTCATGTGTTGCTGTTATCGATACTATCGTTACACGCGGCGCGTTTAAAGGTGAAGAATTGACCACTGTTGGTCAACTACGAGACCAAGCAGTTCAACTTGTTGCATTGTACGAGACAATTGCACAAGAAGTAGCAGTCGCAGCTGCAGCTGCAAAAACTAAAGATTCAAAGTAATAAATGATTATAACTGATGTCAAGGGGTCGTATAAAGATGGAATTACTTTTTCGTCTGACCCTCTGATTCACGTTATAGATGGGATGGTCAATCAGGAAGAATCTGATTATATCATCAATCTTGCGAAGACCCGAATGACACCAGCTGCGGTAATTACTACAGATGGAATTTCGGTTCTTTCTGACACTAGGTCGGCGACACATTGTTGGTTAAACTACAATGATGATGTTATAAAAACTATAGGAGAAAGGATTTCTCGATATGTTGGTATACCGCTCTCTAACGCTGAAGATATGCAAGTTATATATTATGGCGTAGGCGATCAGTATAAACCACATCATGATGCATTTGATATGTTTACGACACAGGGGCAAAAGTCTTGTGTAGATGGCGGCCAACGATTAGTGACGGCTCTAATTTATCTGAATGCGGTGACTGCTGGTGGAGAAACGGAATTTCCTGTTGTGGGCATTAAAGTCAATCCTTCTCGCGGAAGGATGGTAGTATTTAACAACACTTCGGAAGACGTACATTCGTATTACTTCCCTAGTTTACATGCAGCCCTTCCTGTCATAGAAGGCGAAAAGTGGGCAATTAATATATGGTTTCGAATGATGCCTCGATCCGAGAAGTTTTCGCCACCATATACGGAATTTCCTAAAGTAAAATTTATTTAAAAGTTTTGGTGGCGAGGGCAATATTTCCGTGTATGCCTTTGAGTTGATTGAACTGTTTATTATGGTCACCCCCCGCCGCCATCCTAATTGGAGTATATAATGATAGATGTGTTATTGGATGATGTGCCGTTTCACCTAAGAGAACGTGACCCGTTCTTGCAAGAACCTAATCCATTTAGGTGGGCTCGTAAGAATTTGTCCGATCTGATTGGTGGCAAACGTGTGGTAATCTTTGGACTGCCTGGCGCTTTTACGCCTACTTGTTCTAACGAGCAGTTACCCTCCTATGACCATATGTACCAAGAATTCATGGACTTGGGTATTGATGAAGTATACTGTACGTCGGTCAATGACGCGTTCAGTATGTTCCAATGGGCAAAGAATCTCGGTATCGAGAATGTTAAGATGTTGCCTGATGGTAATGGCACCTTCGCAAGGTCTTTGGGCATGTTGGTCGAAAAGTCGAATCTAGGATTCGGTCTCCGTTCTTGGCGATATGCAATGGTAGTTGATAATATGCGAGTCGTCGAATTCTTGCCCGAAGATGATTGTATGGATAACTGTCCTACTGACCCATATGGAATATCTTCTCCCGAGAATTTACTTGATGTTTTGAGAAGTAAAGTTGTTTAAACTAAACCCCTATATAGCTAAGGAAGCTGGGTTACATGTGTTGATGGGGACGTTGGTAAACTATCCCCTCAATATATTATTTATGTGGTTAATAGTGGGCGAATGGGGTATAACCGACCCGTTCTGGATTTCGAGTATAGTTACGTGTTGGTTTTCAATTGTAGCTTTTATTAGAATATATATTGTACGATCTTATAGTGAGAGAAGAAGACAAATTGAGTGACTCTACTAAAACGTAATGACATTTAAGTAGATTTATCGGAAATATATATACTAAGATCTATATTAGAAAACAGTATAGCTCGGATAGCTCAGTTGGTAGAGCAGCTGACTTGTAATCAGCCGGTCGCAGGTTCGACTCCTGTTCCGAGCTCCATTTTGGACTGGTAGTTCAGTTGGTTAGAATATCGGCCTGTCACGCCGAGGGTCGCGGGTTCGAGTCCCGTCCAGTCCGCCATTAAATTATGAGAATTTGTCATGTTGTATACTTTTACTAGTGAAAGCGTTAGTAGTGGCCACCCCGACAAAATTGCGGACATCATTTCTGATGCTGTCGCGACCTACCTGATAGATAAAAATCCAAACAATCGTGCTGCGATCGAAACTCTAGTTACTACTAACATGGTAACTCTTGCCGGAGAATATAAGAGCGATAAGTTTGACAAGAAACGTATTGAACAGATTGTTCGAGACGTTGTGTATGAAATTGGTTACGAACAAGATGGTTTCCATTGGAGAAACTTAAAGGTTTACAATGAACTACACGGTCAATCAGCTGACATTGCACTAGGCACTGACGGTTTCGGTGCTGGCGACCAAGGACTGATGTTTGGTTATGCATGTAAAGAAACTGATGAATATATGCCTCTGGCTATTAGTCTCAGTAGAAAAATAATAGATCATGTCATCGCGTTTTCTCCGTATGGGCCCGACGCTAAGTCGCAAGTCTCGGTTGAGTATACCACCGACGGCCGACCTGTTCGAGTAACTAAAGTCGTCTGTAGTGCACAACATACCAAAAAACAAAGTATAGAGTCGGTACGAGAGAATATCACAAAAGTTATCAAAAGATGTCTTGGTGACTGGGTTGATGATAGAACCGAGTATCTTATCAATCCTACCGGACAGTTTATCATTGGTGGGCCTGACGGAGATACGGGTCTTACTGGTCGAAAGATTATAGTAGATACCTATGGCGGTTACTGTCCACACGGTGGCGGCGCGTTTAGTGGTAAAGACTGTACTAAAGTCGACCGTTCTGGCGCATATATGGCCCGTTTCATCGCAAAAAATATCGTACACCATTACAAGTACAGGAACTGTACTGTTCAGTTGAGTTATGCTATTGGTGTCAAAGAACCCACTAGTCTGTACATCTATGCTGATGGTGAAGTACGTCAGAAACTCGTAGATGTGATTCTGGAAATGGTCGACCTTACTCCCGAGGGAATCATAAATCGTTTCAACCTTTTCGACCTCAACTTGAAAGAGACAGCTCGATATGGTCACTTTGGATTTGCCTACCTTCCGTGGGAGTCTTTAAATTTATTTGATTAATTATAAAATAACTGTTTACATGAGACGGTTATTGTAGTATAATACCCCCTGTTGTCTAATTTATTATTTATATTATGGAGTTACAATGAGCAAAGAATTCTTGTGGTGCGAAAAATACAGACCACAGCGTGTATCCGATACAATCCTCCCAGCTGAACTGAAGAACACCTTCCAGTCAATTGTGTCCGGCGGAGAGATTCCTAACATGATGTTTACCGGTACTGCTGGTACTGGTAAAACCACCGTGGCCCGTGCTATCTGCGAAGAACTGGGTCTAGACTATATCGTAATCAACGGTTCTGAAGAAGGCAACATTGACACCTTACGGGGTAAGATCAAACAGTTCGCATCCTCAGTATCCTTACAGGGTGGTTACAAAGTCGTCATCCTAGATGAGGCGGACTACCTCAATCCCCAATCGACCCAACCTGCTCTCCGTGGGTTCATCGAAGAGTTCTCCAAGAATTGTCGTTTTATTATGACATGTAATTTTGAGAACCGGCTCATCGAACCGTTACACTCTCGTTGTTCCAAATACCAGTTCAACTTTAAGAAACCCGTAATGGTTCAGTTGTGCGGTCAATTCATGGATCGTTTGCAAAACATTCTTACTGAAGAGAACGTCTCTTTTGATAAGGGTCAACTTGCGCAGATTATTATGAAGCACGCACCGGACTGGAGACGCGTTCTGAACGAATGCCAGAAGGGTAGTCTCTCTGGTACATTACATGTTCCTGTCGGTCTTGACAGCGATGTTTCCGACCCTTACACCGCATTATTTGGTGCTATTAGAGAAAAAAACTTCAAACGTATGCGTTCGTGGGTTGTGGATAATATAGATATAGAGCCGGTGGCGATATTCCGTGGCATTTACGATAGAATGTACGAATTCGTGTCTCCTAATAGCATACCTCAATTGGTGTTGATACTCGGCGATTACCAGTATAAAAACGCGTTTGTTCAAGATCACGAACTTAATTTAGTCGCCTGCTTAACTGAGGTGATGGCCAATGTCGAGGTAAAACAATAATGGCAGTAAACGATACCAGAGTTTATGAAATGTCCCCAGCGGACAACGTACTATATTTTCCTAATAATATAGACGTTCGGCTCTGTCCCAAAAATGGAATGTCTACCCTTAAAGAACTCCAACGGCACCATACTGGGCACAAAGAGTATATAGGAAGAGTTGAGAGGTTAACAGAAGTACGAAAGAAAGGAGATCAATTTGATATCCCTTTCCGCAAAGGCAGTTATAGGATTGCTGTAAGTCGCGATCCCGTTTCGCGATTTCGTTCTGCGTGTGAATATATTGTTACTAATCAGGCAAAACATATTAGTGCTGGTCGAATCCATGAATTGCCGACACTTGATTCCGAACTGGATAAGGTCATCACTAAAATAGAAGAGGGTGTTATTAAGAACAACCACTTTTATACACAAAGTTGGTACATGGGACATCCTAGTGAATATCATATGGTTGTGGACATTGCTCAACTTTCTCAGTTACTCTTGTTCATCAATGATGCGGCTGGACTTAAACTTCCGGAAGAAAAGTTACATATTCATGATAATAAAAGTGGCATGAGAATATATAATACTATGATGACACCAGAACAAATAACTAGAAT